GTTTGAATGGATGCTGGACGATCGGCGTGTCGCCCCTTGCTACTTTTGCCATTTCTTCGCGGCTAGCGCGTTTACCTTTTGGAGCATATCCGGCGTTAGCCAACGCTCGTCCGATAGCAGACGTTTCAGCGTTTTCAAGAGCCGAAGTTGAATTGACGCCTCGATCAGAAATCGTCTCCTCTGCCAGCCCTGTTGCGAATGGCTTGGGATCCGTGTCCACCCGATACAATCGAGCAGCCACGATATAGCGATTACCTTCGTATGCCACCAACTCCGTCTCAATGCGACCAGGTGGAAAGTCGTTCCAAAACTTCGCCAAGCGATCTTCGACCGGTTCGTAGTCATTCAGATTGAATCCCATCTAATTCCTCTTTTCCTAATGCGTAATCGAGCTGCTCTCGAAACGTCCAGACTTTTCCTTCTCCATCCATTTGCGCTTCGTTCGCGCATGGCTGGCAGTAAGCCTTCATGCGACCCCTTCGCTCCTTTGTTTCACTTATGACAATCCAGCGAGCCGGCGTCATGGCGCGAATATGCCACTCACCACCGACCTTCCCAAACCTGAGTTTACAGATGTCGCACCAGATTTTTGAGTCGTGATTGGCTCTAATAGGCATCGAATTCCTCTGGGTCAACTGTTGCGAGCATGGCAGCGAGTGAAAGGTAAGCCACTCCGTCGACGTAACCGTCTCGACCTCGGTGACCCGGTGTTTCGGCGATTCTGCTGATTTTGACAAGAGCCATACAGACCGCGACTTGATCCGGCGGTATTGGGATACCCAGATAAGCAGACCAAAAATCGGCGATGCGTCGATGATTGATATATGGGTGACCGTAAATCTTTCCTCGTTCACTTCGGATGAAACCTGCTTCATCGAGAATGCTTTGTGGGTTGATTGCCTTCGGCGAATCGTTTTCCATCTTGCCAGCCTTTCCAATAGAAGTTTTCGGTGATTGCGGTGTAGAGCAGACCCAGAATGGGAATGCTGATAAGTGCGATGATGTAATAAATTGCTATTGGATCGAAACCGATTGCGGTCATCAGATACCTGCTTCGACTAACGCATCATAAATCTTTCGAGCAGCCCGACCTGCGACGTAATCTTTGTCCTCAACGCCATATTCATTCGTCGAATTGAATTCATATCGATATAGGGCTTCTTCTTTGAGAAACTTTGCTTCATCTTCCGTAAGTTCAACTATGACGGTGTAACCCTTGCCACGCTTTACAACTTGTCCGCTTTCGATTTTGTCGATCGTTTGCTTGACCGGTTGATCGTATTGAATGCCTTGATCGATGTCGGTTATATACGACTCGGCTGCTGGCGACCAATCGTGGATGAACTTTGATGGAATCTTGACTGTGATCATTATTCCTGCCTATCCCGGGAACCCTTCCCGACATGGCAGACGCTACGCCGATTCAGCCGTCAAGCAACCGCCTATCGGCGTGTCGTTGATAACGATTTCATAACGAAATCAGACGCGGCATCCCAGTCGTCAATATGGTCATCGATGGTGCGGATCAAAGGCACGATTTCATCCATAGACCTTGCCCTCGACCACGAATGATCCATCACGCTCAATCGGCACGAATACCGGGGTTACCCGGTTCTTATGCTCATAGATCAGCCCGAAGCCCTGCTGCCAATTGCCTGATCCACCCTTGAGATACTTGGCGTCACGGAAGTTCATCAAATTGCCGACCTCAAAGCCCCAGAGAATACCCCCTAAAACGCCTCCAGAAGCCTGTGTGAGCCCCGAAAGCCCTGCCCTATGGGTGTGACCACAGACCACCGATTTTCCATGCCTTAGAGCCAATCCTAGAGCCGTTTGACCACCCTTCTGCGAGACGGCTCCCTCGTCGCCGTGAAGGACAATCCACCCCTTAGCCAGCGGCATAGGATCGCGCCAGAACTTGATCCCCAGATCCGGGAGCCCAAGCCAATTCTCGAACTGAAGTTCGGGCAACGCTGCTAGGGCTGGGAGCCGGGTTTTGATGGAGTTATAGAGCCGGTCGGTGTGATTGCTTCTGACCATATCCGTAACACGGAGGTCGAATAGAACTTCCTGAGTGATTCGTCGATCCCGGTCAAGTGTTCCAGCGAACTCACCGGCAAGACCGCGCTCCCATCGGGACAACTGAGGAAGGTCGATTTCATCGCCGACGGTGGCAACTCGGTCGGGCTTCCATCGCTTGATGAATGCTGCGACGTTTTTGACGGCTTTATGGTCATGATAAGGAACTTGGAGATCGCTGATAACAACGGTTCGCCTAATAATCTTCTTCTTCCTCGTCGTCATCGTCCTCGATCGGCTTCGATGGCGATAAGACCCAATCTGGCAAGGATTGATCACAGAGCCAGCCCTGAATCGTTGCGTCGTCAAAACCTGCTCGCTTCATGGACTCAGTCACTTCATAAAGACTGATCGCCCACAGATCGAGAGCGGTGATCGGTTTCGTTCTCTTAGCGGCTCGCTCTTTTGCGCGCAGGCTTGCGAGTTTTTGAGCCTTTGTTTTTCGAGCCATGAGAACCCCTTTCGGTGATAATGGTGGCATAGATGTCTGACTGTCTTGCCGTCAACACGCCGATTTCAGTTTCCAGACGATCCATCCGTGTGAATAGTTGATTGCCTATCTCTTGGACAAATTGGTGAACCGTCCATCGCAGAGCTGCTACAAACGCACCAAGAATCCCGGTCAGACCAGCAATCAGTCCGACCCATTCGGCAGCCTTCACTTCTTGAAGGGCTTCGCGTATCCAAAGACACCGGCAACGACCGACCAAAGAACGGCTCGGTAGTCGAGATCAAAGTTCGTCGCTGCCCATGCGCTAAGGAATGCGCCTACGGCTAGAACTGCTGGATGCTTCATGTAATCGTTCACGATTCTCCTTAGATTGCGAAGTTACTTCGATCCCGATCACCCTTGCGAGTGAAACTGACGTGGATGTGTGTTTCGTGAGGGTTGACCCCGGTATAAGGACGCCACGCCCATCCCCTGATTTTTGATGCTATTCGACCCTTATGGATGACGTACTTGATGCGTTTGTCTCCGGCTTTGGCTGCTTCGACGATTGCTAATGCGAGCATTCCAGACGCCTTTGAGTGACCTAACCCGGCGTCGATGTCTATTGCCCTTACAATTCCGTTTCTTCGAGGTGAGTGATCAGACTTCTTAGAATGCTTCGAGTCAGCCACCCAACCGTCAGAACGACGGTCGCGGTTAGGATAACGATCGTCGATTTGCTCACGGAGTTGTCGTCCGGCATGGCAAAGCCACGGAGCCTTCCTCATCCAAGCAAGACCCTTGCTTCGTCCTCGGTCAAACCTAGACGCTCCAAAAGTTCGGCGCGCTTGGCAGCCTTCTCAGCCTCAGCGGCTACACGCTCAGCCTCGGCAGCCTCGAATGCGACTCGATCTGCCTCGCGCTGCGCTAATTCTTCTTCGGTCAGTTCAACTTCCTCAACCACACCGGTTGAGCAATCTACGACTAGTTTGGTGGTCATGTGTCTCCTTATGATTTCGATATGCCGTAAAGGGTGGCGGTTGAATACTGTACATAAGTGTGCCCAACGCTATCGGGATAAATTTCAATTCCGGTAATGGCTGCGGTGTTAGACCATAGACCAGCAACCAATTCTGAATATATGGTCGTGGCATTAGTTTCGGTCACAGTTTCTACGCCATAAGATTTATTTGTGCTTCCTGCGTAATTTGGAATGTAAATTTGGGTGCTTGAGAATGTGCTTGCTGTGGATGTGCCACCATTATCAAGACCACCAAAAGCCACCGTGTTAGTAACTGAACTAGCACTCGCTCCGTTTCCTTCTAAGGTTCTTACCGTAAAATTCGCGGTGCTGGTGTTGAATTTCAGGTAATGGAAATTTGCGATAGTTGAACTGCTCAAACGCGTAGAAATATGAAGCACAAGATCCGTGTAGGTTCCGGGAATGCTTGTGAAAGTCATCGCGGAAGCCCCACCAGATCCAACGGTAACGCTGGCAATTTTCTTATATGTGACCGGCATGGCTACTCCGCTTTGATTCCGTAGAGGGTTGCGACAGTTCCAGAAGTGAAAGTGCCACCATTGGTAAGAATGGTTACGGAAGTGATTGCTGCCGTGTTTCGCCAAAGCCCAACAATCGCATCAACGCCACCGGCGGCGCGGTTAGATCGGCACAAAATCGTTTTATTTGTATTTGTGTTTGAGTAATTCTGTATGTGAGTAATGCTTACATGGCTATTGTCGGTCGTGGGATTACCATAAAAAGCGGTCAGTATGCGCGATTGATTGCTATCCCGGTAACTTCCGGCAGTTGTTCCGGTTCCGTAAAGAATCGTGGTCGAGTAATTGTTCCCGGTATCTGAATTGAATCTGAGAAGTGTCTCGGTTCCGGCTGATGTTTTGGCAGTTAGAACCACAACTAGATCCGTAAACGATCCGCTTATGCTCGTGAAATCAATCGTGCTTGGTGTGCCGGTTACCGATGTGGTAGCAATAGCATCATAAGTCGCGGTCATTGATTAGCCTTTGATTCCGTAGAGGGCAAAGTGGGAGTATTGGGCGAAATTGCCTGTCGAAAGCGTAAAATCAATTTCATTGATGGCGTTACCGCTACCCCAACGAGAACTGATCAGGTAAACAGTTCCGCTTCCATTGTTGTCCTGACCGCATAAACTTCGCGTTGTTTTGTGCTTATTTGTATTTGCGTAATCCAAAATATCAATAACGCCACCGTTGAACCCGTTGGCAGTATCGTAAATCGCATCGCCACCTATGCCGAAAGTTTGAGATGCTCCGGCTGCTGCGGAAGCGACCGCCCCTGCTCCATAAAGTTCATGCCACGAATAATTGGATCCGGTGTCATTGTTGAAATTCATTTTGATGTAAGCGGTTCCGGTGGTACATCGAGCGATATAACGAACTTGAAGATGTTGGTAAGTTCCTGCGATTGAAGCAAAAGTGATCGTAGAAGTTCCACCAGCACCAACGGTGACGGTAGCGATGGACTCGAAATCGCCCTGCGGCGTGAATCGTGACGCAAGAATTCCCGGAATGAGAAGCATTAGATAATGTCTCCGACGACCAGCCAAGTATTAGCCGCAGTCTTGATACAGGACGCGGCTGCGTAACGGACTCGAAGTTGAGGTGATGCTGGGGTGGCTCCGGTTGAATTTACGGTCGTTGTTCCCGGTGTGACTGCCTTAATGGTCGTTGCGCCGGTTCCGAGCTGCGTGACGTTGATGACGGATCCGATAGGAAAGTTGACGTTCGCGTCCGTCGGGATTTGAAAGTCGTTAGCGGTCGAGACGTTCATTCGAACCAACTTGTTACGGTTGTCGGTAAGGACTGCCGTGTAGGTTGCCGTCTGATCGTTGAGCGTTACTTTCGCCAGCGAGTCATCGAAGCCGTTGCCGATTGTGCGCATAGCAGACGCGCCATCTTTGACCAGATCCGTATCGTCGGGAAGGGTGATGCCGAGGATCGTAGTTGTTGCCATTAGTCGATTACTCCTGTCGCGTTCTGCCATGTAAGTGTAGCATCTACGTCTGCCCATTCGAGGGTAGCCGTAACCTGATCCCAATCCTGAGCAACTGTCCAGAATTCGGTCGGGCTGAGGGTGAGAGATATAGAAAGCCCCGAAAGGCTTGATCGGAACGTCCAGCCTTCGACATAACCCACGAAGTTGCCAGAGTTGATATTGGCTGGCAGGTTAGCGATGGCGACCGGCATACCCATAAACACGTTGAGAAGGCTATTACGGTTCGCGTCGCTAATTTCGGGGTTTTGTAGGGCAAAGGTAATCGAGTCGAACTTGGCTTTGGGCGTGGATCGAAAATTGACGAAGCGTTCCGCTTC